TTATGTTTCCGGAACTCTTTCTACCTGCTCTTCCAGAAATTAATTCACTTCTTAGAGTTTGGAATTTTTCTCTAAACCAATCTATTGCTTGTCTTACTAATCCGGTTTGTTGTGCCATATACTTATTTAGATAATAGTTGATCCTCTGTTAATATAATAAATTTCCAGTTCTTATGATCACAAAACTTCTTAGCTGCTTTCCATTTTTCTTCGTTTACAGCATATCTTTTCATTTCAAGTAAAAACCGTCCACTCTTTCTTTTCTTTCCGGTTTGTTTAGGAGGTTTAGTTTGTATCTTTGGCTTAACCTCTATAAGAGATACTTCAATACTTCCATCATGTTTTTTAGTCTTAACCCAGAAGTCAGGATAGTACCTATGTATTCTCTTATCAACTGGAGATCTATATGGAATTACTACTTCTTCACTTGCCCATTTAAGGACATTAGGATTAGTATCACAGTAAACCATAAATCGTCTTTCCCAAAGACTTCTGTAAACTATCTTTGTAGGATCACCGACGTATTTTTCGCGATAGGATGGTTTATATTTTCCTTTATAGGCCATAATCACTTATATAAATAAATTACATATAGTAAGCCTATTTATACATAACTGGAGATATTTTCAATGGCTACCGGAGGTACACAATATTTAGAATACCCACCTGAGTTAAAAACTAATACAGAAGGCCATTACGTTCTTTTTGAATCATATGCTTCTTTGTTTGGAGGAGGAACTAATACTACTCCACAGTTTTCTATTGCTCTACCAATGAGTGCTCAGGCTCTTATTTCTACTGCAGAAGCTGTATATGCAGAACAAGAAGGGTTAGGAACAATATTAGCAGAAACTGCTGCTAAAGTATCAGGAGAGTTATCTCCTTATTTTACATCTGGACAAGTTGGAGGAGATATAACAAGTAAACTAGCTAATATGATACCTTCTGCTACTCAAGGAGAAAGCGTAGTAGAATCAAGTGTACAGCAAATGATAAGAAAGAATGATTTTCTTAAAAGAGCAGTTGGAGGTTTAAACGTAGCCGTTAACCCAAAGATGTCATTATTATATCAAGGTCCTGGTAAATTCAGACAATTTACTTTTGAATTTCCTATGATAGCAAAATCTGCAGAAGAATCAGAAACTATAAGACAGATTATAAAACTTTTCAGAAGTGCTACATTACCTGGATATACAGAAAATCATTTACCTAATGGAGGATCTCAATCTGCATCAGGAGGTTCAAGAAAAAGAGGAGCAGGTTCTAACTTCTTCTCTTTTCCGAATAAATTTAAGATAAAGTTTGGTCATGCAGGTACAACAGGAGGATCAAGTTTTAAAGGAGGTGGAGCAGGGACTCCTTTTAAGATAGCAACTAGTGTTTGTAAGTCTGCAGTAGTAAACTATGCAGCTGCTGGTGTTCCTTTCTTTTTCGAAAATGGTGCACCATTCGAAATAAAAATGACCTTAACATTTATGGAAACTGTAATTATAACTAAAGAATTAGTAGAGGACGGATTTTAATGTCTTATTTTACTTACTTACCAAAAGTCGAATATAATATAACAAAAAGTAAATATAGAGAAACAACTACAGCTGTAGATATTTTTGTTCGTACTTTAATAAAACAAGATATTATAGATAAAGGTGTTTTGTTTGATAAACATACTATTGGTGATGGAGAAAGACCTGATGTAACCTCTTTTATTCTATATGGAAGCCCAAAGTATGATTGGATATTATGGTTAGCTAATAGAATGTTTAATCCATATTTTGATTGGCCTTTGAAGACTGAAGATTTTAGAAAAATGATTCAGGGTAAATATGGAAGCACAGAAAGAGCTAGAAAAATAGTTCATGCTTATAAACAAATATTACAACCAGCAGGTGATAATCAAAGACCTTTAGAAGTAGAAGTTGATCTTGAAACTTATAATTCTTTAGAAGCTTCAGAGAAAAAGCGCATTACTAAATACGATATGGAATATGAAACCAATGAAAAAAATAGAACTATTAAAGTAATAGATAAACAATATATTGAGGGCATTTTTAAAGAAGCCCAAACAAAATATGGTGGTAGTTAATGGCAGATCCGTTACTTAATTCAAAAGAAGAAGATAGAACTCCTACTACTTCTCCTATAGAAGAGGCTGATGCGTCTTCTTCATCTAGAATGCCAGGAGATTACTTAGTTGATAAGTTAGTTATAAAATCTCCTAATGTTGATTCACCTATCGATTTAACTCCTGTTTATGATACTATTTCTATATATGAAAGTTTAAGCAGTAATTATCTTTTATGTGATATAGCTATAATTGAATCATTCGGTCTCAGAGAATTAATTCCTATCATTGGAGAAGAGTTTATAGAATTAATTGCATCTACTAGAGGTGTAACTGCAGGCGAAGGATCTAATGCAGGTAACCTATTAGATGGTATTGTATCAAAAGTTTTTAGAGTTACATCAATATCACCTATGGTATCTACTAATGATAGAGTAAAAAACTATGTATTACATTGTACATCAGTTGAAGCAATTATAAATGAAAAAACTAGAATAAGTAGGGGTTATCCAAATTTTACATATGATCAAATAATACAAGATATCTATGAAAAAGATATTATGGAACCTTTAAGAACTGATTATGCAGCTTTTGTTCCTGAAAGTCAATACAAAAAAATAATTATAGAACCTACAGAAGGCATTCATAATTTAGGATTACCGTTTAAGAAGCCTTATCAGCATATACAAGATCTTGCTGAAAAAGCATTAACTTTAAATGAACCTGAAGAAGAAAATGTTGGGCAAGCACGTGGTGATATCCCACCTCCCGCAGAGCAAGCAGGAGGAGCTCTCTATATGTTTTATGAGACCCTTTCATATTTTAGATTTGAGAGTTTAGAAACAGTTTTTAAGAGAGAGCCAAAACGTCATATTTTTGCTACTCCAGGGCCGAGTTTAAATGCAGAAGATAATGAAGCTGGATTTAATACAGCAATAGATTTTGAAGTCGATGGCTTATTTGACGTAGTAGATAACCTTAGAGAGGGTATGTATGCTAGTAAATTAATAACTCATGATATGACAAGAATGAGATATAATATTACTGGTTATAGTTATGTACTAAGAGAAGATCAACCTGTATTAGAACAAGAAGATCCTGAAACAGGAGTTGTTACTGAAACAGATGCTACACCTTCAGAGCCAGAATCATCAGCTCAGAAAATTCAAGATATGACTTTATCACTTGCAGGGCAAGGTGCTGCTGGTAAGTTAGTTACAGATAAAAATGATTTATTAAATGATAAGGATAATGGAGAGAGATCAAAGATTAAATTTATGTCTACTAAATTCAATCATTCTTATTTTTTTAATGCTAATAGAAAAGCAGCAGGTGGAGGGGCTGAACCAAATATAAAAGAGAATCAGTTAGAAAGAAGAACACAGATAAGAGATTCTCAATTACAGCAACTTGATAATATAAAAATAACTATAAAAATGTATGGTGATTCCTCTTTAAGAGTAGGAGAGATTATTAACTTTTATGTACCTTCTAATAGTACTCAAGAAGGTCAAGAAAATGTCTCAGATGCATTTTTGAGTGGCAAATATTTAATTACAAAAATAAAGCACGAATTTACTGCTGAAAAATATCTTATGCATGTACAGATAAGGAAAGATTCTTGGCAGTCAGATCTACCTGCTTTTGATCAAGCTCTTAATCAGAATAGACAATTAAGATCAACTAGTAAACAAGAGATATTAGAACAACAATTAGGTGCTAAAAAAGCAGAGCCAGTAACATCACCACCTGGAGCCGCTAATGATATATATTTAACTCCGGGAGGAGGAACGGGGGAGGCTAGTTAATGGAAACAAGTTTTATGGGAAAAGATGGCTTTGTATGGGCCATCGGGTGTGTTGAAGATAGAGAAGATCCTTTATATCTTGGAAGATGTAAAGTTAGATATTTAGGTTTTCATACTAGAGATAAGCAAGAACTCCCTACTCAGTCTTTACCTTGGTCTTTTCCTTTAATGCCAATAACATCTGCATCTCAAACTCAAGTAGGAACTAGCCCTACTGGTCCTGTTCCAGGAACTTGGGTAATGGCTTTCTTTAAAGATGGTTTAGATGCTTCAGATCCAGTTATGATGGGTACTTTACCTGGGCGTCCAGATAAACCTGGAGATCCTTTAGATGGTTTTAATGATCCCAGAGTAGTAATTCCTAAACCTTTTCAGATAGATACTAAGACAGGTGAGCTTAAAAAAGGTGAAATACAATTTAGAGATGTACCTCAATTTCCTCTTAAAGTTGAGTTTGATCAGAATTTAGGGATTAATGTAATAGAGAGATCTGATGACCCTAAAAAGCATGACGATAAAGATATTTACGAATTTGA